GGGCAAGGTTTGCGGCAGAGCTGCGGTGATCAGGGCAGAAGCCCGACCGGCGCTGGACTGCCAGTAGGAGACAACCTGTCGGGCGGTGCGCTGTGTTGCGTCGGTGCGAAGCCGGGACAGGGTTCGCCTCGATGTCGATGTAGTGAGAGACGCGGCAAGCGAGACAAGCGAAACGGCGGCACCGATCAGCGCCGAGGCGGTGGATGCAAAGCCCGAAAGCCCCATGCCATTATAGCGCTTGAAGGTGGCGCTGAAGCGGACGACGCGCAGCTCGTGGGCGGCGAAGGAAATTTCTGCCGTCTCTTCCATGACGACCTGCATCGGGCCAAGCCATGGATGGATGAGCGTTCCCGGTCCCGGCGTCTCGAATGCAGCCTTCAGGGCCTGTGCCTGGGCAATATAAGTATCGCTGACGATCAGCCCCTCGACCTGGACGGTTTGTGTCGCAAGGCCGAAATCGTCATACGCGGCCTGATCGATACCGGGAAACAGATGCTCGGCAACGCGACGCCCGACCTGTGTTGAGGTATCGGGCACGTGGAACGAAATGCCACGATATGAAGCTGGAAGCAGTCCGGGCAGAACGTCGCTGATGCTGTCGAAGATCATGATTGCCTCTACGCCCTGCCGATGACCCGGCCACGATCGGTCGTAAGCCCGACATTCTTGTTGTCGGACGTAGCGCTTGCGAGCCTGCCCGGACCATCGACCTTGATGCGGATATCGCCACCGACATTGACCGACTGTGCCGGACCGGCAACAGCTGCAAGGCGTGTCGGTGCCGAGAGACTGGCGCGCTTTTCCGGTTCATTCGAGTTGGCGGGAGCTGAAGGACGCAAGGTCGGCCCCTTCAGGTAATCGTCCATCGTGCTATCCCGACTGCCGTTCGAGGTGCTTCCGTTAGGAAGAGCTTGCCCCGGCTGGACAGTCGCACCGCTCCAGAGACTTTTTATTGCAGCTGCTAACGACTGAAGTTTTGCAAGAATGGTGTCGATGCCGCTCATAATCTTGTCTCTTACAACGTCAAATCCGCTCGACAGCATGTCCCATGCAAGGGCCGGTATCTGAATGGGTGTCGTCAGCAGGTTCCAGAGCTTTTCAACTCCTGTCGCAAGAAGATTGACAGCCTGACCGGCAGCGTCAGGAAATATACTGATCCAGTTTGGCTTTTGGCCGGTAGCCGCCCATTTGGCCAGATCGGCTAGTCCCTGAACAACGATGGAAATCGACTTTGCAAACAGTTCAATGCCCTTGCCGCCAATCTGGCCAAGCTCACCAATGAAATTGCCAATCGTCTTCAATGAACCGTCCGACGCCTTGAAGCCTGCGAGCTTCATGAGATTCGTACCGAGAATGCCGAGCGCCGATCCGAGTTCCTTCAGGCTGTTCCACGTATCGCCCATCGAAGCAAACGCATTTCGGAGGCTTTCACCGATCGGCGCCAGTGACGGTTCGATGCCGGAACCAATTTCCTTCAAATCATCCCAGGCCGTTTTGAGTCCGTTAAAGACGCTTTGAAGTACCCTCAAACTGCCAACCTTCAGACTGTCGAAATTGATGTTGGCGAAGATCGAGCGGGCACCGTTGGAAATCCGCGACCATGCACGCGGTGCAGCATCTGCCACATAGTTCCAGGCACGAACCGCACCGTCTGACACACGCGACCATACACGGGAAAGATAAGGCTGCGCCTGTCCCCAGAGCCGCTTCGTGCCTTCCCATGCCTTGGAGGCGCGATCCTTCAGACCGTCCCAGAACTTCATAAGTTTTGGCGCGACCTTGTCCCAGTTCTTGGCGATCAGGACGCCAGCGCCAGCCAGCAGGCCGATGACAATGCCAAGCGGTGACAGGATAACGCCGATCAGAGCACCGATCGCGCCAAGTCCCGCACCGATAATCGGAAGGACAAGGCCGAGCGCCCCAAGCGCCGTGACCAGAAGAACAACGCCGCCCGCGCCGGTCAACAGGGTTCTCATCCAGCCGCCTGTCGCCTGATCGATCTGCCGCACCCAACGAATACCTGCGAGCAGCCATTCATTGATGGTCGGGAGCCATTCACCGAACGCAAAGCCGACCTCGCGAATGGACTGTGTGCCGATTTCGTTGAGGATCGTCAGCTGTCGGTTCATGCCCGCCATCTGTGTCTCGAAATCGGTGTCGATCGCTGCACCCGTTGCGGCGGCGACCTTTTCCTTGATGTCCTTGTATTCCTGCACGTTCGCCATGAACGGCACGATGAAATCCAGCACCTGCTGATCGGAGAACAGCTCGGAAACCTTGCTGGCCGCGCCGATCGCTTCCAGCTGCTGGCGAACATAGGCAAGCGCCTCGGCACCCTTAAGGCCGTTCTTTTCTGCGGCCTTCATGTATTTGCCGATCTGCTCTTCGCCGACGCCGGTGAGCTTTCCGACCTTTTGCAGCATGGCTTCCAGCGGGTTGATGCCCTTGGATGCGGCGTCCAGCATGACCGCCTGAATATCGACGCCCATGCCCGCAAAGTTCTTGATGGTGCGCTCAGACAGCGCCTTCGACAGAAAATTCGAAAGATTGTTCGCCGCGATCGACGGATCGGACGTGCCCTTCATGGCGATCTGAAGCGCCGAGCCGAGGAAGTTAACAGCCTCGCGACCCTTCACACCAAATTTGGCCACCTGCGAAGTCAGGCGCGGAAAATGCTGCGCCATGTCCTTCAACTCGAAGGAGCCTTCCTTACCGGCGATCACAAGCGCACCAAGACTGTCGCGCATCTGATCGGCGGGAAGCTTCAGGTTGTTGAGCATGGCGGTGCCAACGCCAGCCATGTCGGAAAATTCCGCATTCGCAGCCGTGGCGGCGCGCCCGATATCGCCAATGGTGGCGTCGATCAGCTTCTGATCGACACCGGCAGCAATCATCTGGCCTGCACCGGCCGCGATCGTTTCCGACGCCTGACCGATGACAAGGGCCAGTTCTTCATACTCGACCTTGGCCTTGGCCGCAAAATCAAACGCGGCCTTGCCGGAGAGTTCGGCGGTGCCTGCAATATCGAGAAGCTGTTGCTGGAAGGCTGCGGCTTCCTGAACCGGCCCCATGAACGAAATAGCGGCAACCGCCGTACCGAGAACCCCGATACGGCGTGCAAAGCCGGTCAGTTTCTGAAGGTTGCCTGTCAGGCGGCGCATCGGACTGGAAAGCTGATCGCGAAGTCTGACCAGAACATCAAGCGCCATTGATTTTGATGCCATGGTCTAGCCCTCTGTCTCTTTGATCTTGTTGCGAAACGCCATGATGCTGTTCCACCAGAAGGTGGCGGTTGCCGCATCCATCATGTCGATTTCTGCGGCAGAGAAGCCCGATCCAGTGGCGATCCCGCCGAGGATTACTTGCCAGTCTTCCGGCCACTCGCCAAAAAAGAAGAAAGCACCTGAGCAGCTGCGGTGATGTCGGCCGCATCGAGCCTGTCATAAAGTACGTTCATAATGGCCTGGCTGATCCGCGTAGACCGCGAAAACGCAACGACGTTCATCGAATCTTCGGAGGTGGCAGAAATTGCCCGCTGATCAGCGCCGGTCAGACGATGGAAGGTAAGCTCGGAGTACTTCTCCTCACGTACTTTCCCGCCCTTCTTGATCTCCAGTGTCCGAGGATAAAGCAGGGGCAATGTGACCGAACCATTGTCATTCTGGATGGCGTGATCCGGTAGGCGATCATTCGGATCGATATCCTCATCGACATCGGCGACCACGCCAGCCTTGGTGGAAACAGGTCTGTCCAGGTCCACCACTGCGTCCGTGATCGGACGCTCTTCGTCAGTAATGTCGAGATCGACAACATTCTTAGCCATTAAGCACCTCTTCAGGAGCGCCGCCCGCCCACTTGAGTTCAATCTTGCCGCCTTCGCCGCCGGTGATGTCCGGATGGTCGGTCAGGAAGGCGTCAGCGAAAATGAAGGTCTGGCCGGTATCGCAGACAACCTGCAATTCGCCTTCGCCCTCATCCCAGAGACCGCCGTAGCGCTGTCCCTTTTCGAGGTTCGTTGTCGCCGTGACCTCCGAAGCCTCGAACTCCTGGGCGCGACCGACCTTGCGGCCATAGGTGACGGCATTGTTCTTGATGCCCCCAACCTTGATCTTCGCGCCCTTTTCGACGGGGATGTTTCGACCCCGCCAGATGATGTCCACAATGCCAAGTACCTGTGCCATGGGTTGCGTTCCTTACCTTTAGACCTGGAATTCCAGCGAACCGGCGAGCACCATCAGATTGCCGACGATGTTGATCTGCTGTCGGCTTTCGAGGCGGTCCTTGTCGCTGGGCGAACGCTTGAATGCGCTCTGTTTGATGGTGGCCTCAACATTCTGTATCCAGACCAGATCGCCATAACGGCGGCAGCGGCCCGCCCAGGAGGCATGCATGCGGCGCGGCGTGACAACCGATGAACCGGGTTCCTCGTCATTGCCGACATTGGTCGCGAATGCCGCGCTGTCGTCATCATCCGTGAGCTTGGCGCGCGGATATAAGAGCGAAACGTAGGAGTTCCAGTCGTAGCGGATGCGCGACAAGGTGGCGGGCACCATGATGTCGAGCCACGCATCATCATCCACGTTGAGGTTGGATTTCCGGTACGTGGTAATGAGGCGCGAGATGGTGACCGAACCATCCGAAAGGCTTTCGAAGGTCGAAACACCACGACGCAAAAGAAGATCGCGCTCCGTCTCGATGAACTGCTCGGCAGCACCCGGCGCGTCAACGCCGGGAACAACAAGCGAGCGCAACTGGCGGGCCGGATCGTTGGCAAGATGGAAGCTTGCAAGTCCCATGACTGCCGCCGACAATACCCACGAGCTGGTCGGCGAGCCATTCAGGCCCACTGCCGTCAGGAACGGGCAGTTGGTCAGCTGGCCCCATGTGCCGAGATCGGCAAACGTACCGCTCTTGCCGACATAACCATGCGCATCGAGCTTCGACATCGCGGTGAAGCGATTGGTCAGGAAGTCTGCGAACACGCCCATATTGGTTGGATCGCTGAACGGCTGCTGGATCGCCGTGTACCAGGTGTTGGCAATCACATCGAGCGCAGGCGTCAGATCGGGATTGCCGGAACCGCCCGCCATCTTGGCTATCGCTACGTTGAGGCCGGTTGGTAGCGGTTGCGCCTCGATGTCGACGCGCAGATCGATATCGTTGCCAACTTCACCGCCATGGCGGCTGGTGACAGTGACAACACCGGCAGCGGCTGCGGCTGTGACCGGCAGGCTGGTATTCTCGTTGATCGCAGCGGCGAGCGATGCTGCGAGCTGTGCGACGGTGGCAGTGGACTGCGCGGTGAAACGCACCTGCTGACCGGCAATCCTGAAGCGAAGAACAAGAGCCTGGGAGACTGCGCCGGTAAATGTAATGGTGCCGCTGGCCTTTACCGCGTCTTCATCGTCAGCGATCGCCATGACGAAGAGGCTTTGCGTCTTGTTGGCCTTGCGGAACGCCTTCACCTGTTCGGCACCGATCGAACCGATACCGAACAGCGCCTGACCTTCGGTGTCGCGAACGACTTCCGTGATGGTGCCGGGCTGCAAGGTGCCGGTAGCAAGCTTCAGGCCGATAATCAGGTTCTGCACCGGATAATCGAAAATGCCCTTGTTGCGATAGTTCGGCTTGACCTCAAGATAGGTGCCGGGAGAGCGCCAGTCGGTCGGGATTTCGTCAAAAACGAAGTCAGCCATGATTATTTACCTCCGTTCCGGGCCTTGCCCGTGTCGTCGTTGGCGTTGCTGTCAGTGCCGGTCGGCACTGGCGCGGCCGGAGCCTTGACGCCAACTTCGACCAGATCGCCGTCAGCGATGCGGCGGCGTATATAAAGAGTGACGGGAACCGTCGCGCCGCCTTCAGGCCACTCGCGGCCATCTTCCATGGGCACGGTGCGGCCGGGTGCGAGCTTCAGCTTTTTCTCAAGCATGGCTTTCCTCGGGGTTGATGGTTTCGGTGATGACAGGTTCTTCCGCATCATTCGTGATCCATGTGATCCCAAGCGACTTGAGATCGTCGGCAGACTTGATCTGGAAGGCGGAAAGCGGCGATGTGAAACGCACATCGAAATCGACCTGGGCAAGAACGGTGGCGTCGTCGGCCCATCCGTCCGCATAGACGGCTTCGGCGCGAGTGACCGTGCAGGTACCAATGTCCGATAAGGTACAGCCGCTCAAAAGGACGCTCGACACGTCGATCATGGCATCAAGGCCGATATCGAACCTGTCTCCCTTGAAGCGGGCATCAAGATTGCTCGACGCCTTCACGACCAGGACAAGCCGCCAATTGGCAGCACCCGACAACAAGCGCCCGTTGTCACGGTCCGGCTGAAGGCCCATCCAGGCGAGACCGATGAACGGCTTCAGGCGAACAATGCGCTCAAATTCCTTGACAGTCAGAACGGCAGGAACACGTCCAATCTGGAATTTCTTTTCCGGGAATGCGAGGCGTAACCGCGCGATGATGGCGGCTTCCATGACCCGGATCGGCGCTTTGGTGAGTTCGGGTTCCGCCATCTCACCAGCCCTTCAGCGATTCATCGGAGAATATAGCGGGACGGCCGGAAAAGCGCGGGCCGTTGGACTTTCCAAAGTTTCCAGCCGATGCGGCCTCAATGGAGATCAAGCCCTTGGCGATGTTTTCCAGCCAGGTGATGACTTCCTTGCGTTCAAGGCGCATCTGTTCGGTCGGCTCGGTACGCTCCCCCTTTGCAAGATCATAGCGGGCGAGAACGCATGCAGCGCGCACGATATCCTTCGGGACCTCTGCGAGCGGTACCTTGTAACGGCCGCGCAGATAGCCGTCGATCAGTGCCGTGGCGTCAGCCAGGGCAACTTCGATCTTGGCTGGATCAAGGGTTTCGGTTTCACGGTCTTCCGGCATGGAGAGCCGGACCATTTCCGTGTTGCCGAAACGCTCGACCATATTTGCGACTGTGGCGTACAAGTGCCGTTCTCCAATTTAAGGTGGAAGCCGCCTGCCACGACGGCTTCCGGGTCATGGCCTGTTTCAGCGGCGGCCCGGTATTAGTCGTCCAGCTCGATCAGCTCAGCGACCAGATCGGGATCGCCCAAAATCTGGTTGAGCTGGAAAGGCTCAAACGTGTCGATCGGATATTCATTCGTGCCATCATGGCGACGACCGCCACGGCGGATGCCTTCGACCTTTGCCGTGATACGAATGCCGTTGCATCCAAATTTGCCGTGCTTGGCGGCATAGCGTTCGACCGCAGCTGCGATGAAATCAAAGCCTGCGTCCTTCGCGGCCTGGACGGATGCAGCGACAACCTCATCGACTTCGATCTCCGAAGCCGCCACCGTCTGGTCGCTGACGGGACCGACCGGATTGCCGGTCCCGTCATTGGTCGCAGTCGCCGG